TTCTCTGATGAGGTTATGTGGGCAATAGAAAAGTATGTATCTTTTAGAACTTACATGTACAGGCAGTACAAGATCTTATTTGGATTAACTGATCACGACATATACGATGCTGAACCAGATGAGATTAAAAAGACTCAGATAGCTAAATCATGGTACAATATAATCGTGAACATTGCAAAAGAAAACATACTGTACATAGACAAAGTAACTGAGCAGCCTTTAAAGAAAGCTCTAAACTTTATGGCACTACAAAAAGAAAAAGCAGTAGAAGAGAACTTACGTAAACAAAAACTAAAAAGAGAATATGACTTACAAAGAAATCGTAGATAAGATCGCGTTTATCTGTAATCAACACTACATCGTACAAGACTTTGGTTACGGTGCACTAACAGATATTAAAACAGTTAACGACGATGGTACACAAAGAGTAAACTACCCTTATGTATTCCTTAACCCTACACAGAGTGCAAGAACTGGTCAATCTATTACATATAGGTTTAACTTAATCGCAATGGATGTATGCGAAGAGGAAAGTGGATATTCAAATTGGTTAGAGGTACAGTCGGCATGTCAACAGTACATAGATGATATACTTGCACAACTTAGATTCGGTAAGCCACTACTTAATGCTGACTTAACACTTAACGTAAACCTTACACCTTTTAAAGAAAGATTCCAAGATACACTTGCAGGTATGACAGCTACATTAGAAATAGAAGTACCTAATAAACTAAATGACTGTATTGTACCTATTGACCAATTAGTACCAATTAAAGCAGGTTTAGGCTATCCTTATGATGGTAACTTTTATCCTTACTCATTAGAGCCAGCGGCCATAGGAAATGTATTCTGTGGGTTATGGACTGGATCTTTTCCACAAAACCCTGGAGATAAAACATTACCTTTAGAGGGATGGCAATACTTAGATTTATTTGTTAAAGAAGGCGATATTAATCTTGACACTCAGTATGGAACTGGATCTTTTGAAAATGGTACACAACTCTATACAGCTGATGGATTACCTTATATTCCTGATAACAATTTAGTTGATCCGTTTTCAGAAGTTCAACTTCTTACTATTAATCGTTTAGACATACAGAGTGTACCAACTCAACAAAGTACGCTTGCTGGTTTAGGAAGCTGTTGTACTCCGCTCATTGAACCAAATATCTTTCCTAATGGAGTATTACAACTAGATAAAAATACTGGCATCCTTAATAATTATGGGTACGGATACATAACAGACGATTGCTAATATGACAGTAGAAGAATTTGAAAGATCATTAAGTAACTTCGGTGAACAGTTACAAGATATATCACCAGTCCTCTTAAACATAGGAGGTAGAATAGTTGATGAGATAAAAGCTGGTGCTCCTGTAGATAGTGGATCATTACGTAATTCAATTAAAGCAGTCATAGAAGACGATAGCTTAACAATTGCAATGCTCTATTATGGTATGTTTCAGAACTATGGAGTAGATGGGATAGAGAACGCACCAGCTCGTGAAGTACCAAGATTCGGTGTACCTCAGCCTACAGCAGGTTCTAGGTATGGATTCTCTGGTAATTTTGAAATGATAGGTGGTGATCTTTCGTATGGTGCAAGAAAAACAATATATAAAATGGGTTTAAGACCACAGAGTTTCTTTGACCTAGATGCAATCTCTCAAGCAGTAGCAGACGGAGTAGCTCAACAACTAACACAAGACTTTTAATTATGGCAGTAATAGTAACACAAGTACCGAACTTAATTTTTGATATGGCCTACGGAGCTAATCCATTTACACTAAGTGGCATTGATCCTACTGATGATAAGTATGCACTACAGATCTTTGTTGTAGGTAATGCAATTCCTATCGCAGATATAAGACAGACTCCTAACCGACAAGGTAGAGCAATCTTTGATATTCAAAACATATTACAAACTGTAGTAGGACCTCAAGTAAATACAATTGATTCTCAGTATTATGGTTTATCATTTGTTCCACAAAACACAAGGTTATCATTAGCAGGACCAACTCTAACAGAATATCAAATAGCTTATGCTACAGAGAGTGGCGGAGTAGTTGGAGCCTTTACTACTTACCCTGAGATATTTACTGTTATAGCAGGATCTAAACAATACTTTGAAGTTCCTTTTGATGAAACTCCTTATCAACCTGTAATTGCTGGAGGTGTAGGAATATGTTCAGTCATTGATAGGTATGCAAAACCTTTAAGTGATAACTCATATACAATTCCTGATGATCTTCCTGGTAAAACTATTGCTTATTACTCTAGTCCTAATGGTATTGATGTACATAATGTTTATAGAGATGATATGGCTACTAAATCATTTTACCAAAAGGTTGAGAGAGATTCAGCAACACCACCTGCTCCACAAGTACAAGGTATAGAAGCTTTTTACATACTTCAATTTAGTGCTGCTGATAATTTAATTCAAACAAATCTTATTACAAACACGCAGTCTAATGGAGGAGGACCAAACATAAATCTTTATCAAGGAACACAGATAAGTGGAGACTTCCAGGTTATAACAATAGCAAGTGGTCCAGCTAACTTAGTCGTACCGCTTAATGCTGCAACTGCTTCTTATTATATTATACCTGGTGTGTATGGTTGTTCTGAAGATGCACAGAGTCAAATAGATGTAATGACTGAAGCTGCATGGAGAGCTCAAAAGTATATCATAAACGAACCTGAATGTTTAGACTATCCGCATGTTCAATTTGCTTGGCAGAACTCTTTAGGTTATAGAGATTACTTTACGTTTACTAAAAAGTTAGTTCACTCAACAAAAACTAAAAACAATAACTTCTTAAAAGGTGCAGCAGATTATAATAGTACAAGTTATTCTGTAGACATAGAAGACAGAGGCTATACTACATACTCACAGAAAATACAAAATGAATTCTCTGTAACAAGTAACTATATGAATGATGAAGAAGCAAAGTTACTAAAACATTTATATCAGTCTGCTGAAGTTAAAGTAAGGTTCTCTACAGGACAGTATGCAAATGAATGGGTACCTGTAACAATCAATAGCCTTAACTATACAGAGAAGAATTACAAAAAAGACAAACTATTCCAATACACAGTTAAGTTTACTCTAGCTAGTAACATTAAATCAATGAGAGGATAATATGATTCAATTAAAAGTATATCAAAGCGAGGCAAGTACTGATGCAGATGCAATATTTCTGGATCTCTACGAAACTCAACCAATTAAGTTAACACTAAGTGTAGAGGATATTACGACTGCTGATGCAACATCGGTATTTAGTAGAACCTTTAAAGTACCTGCAACAAGACATAATAATGAATTCTTTCAGAACGCATTTGAGATTGACGGTATTGACTTTGATATTACAATAAAGAAGCCAGCACAGATCTTAGTCGATGGTGCAGAGTTTAGAGTTGGTCACGTAAGATTACAAAAGATATATGCTAACGGAGATTTAGATAAAATTGATTATGAACTTCTTTTCCTTGGTGAGACAAGAGATTTCTCATCTATAGTTGGAGAGAAGCCACTATGTCAGTTAGTAATGACAGACTTTGATTGGGATGATAACCCAGTTGCTTATACTAATGCTGCTGACTTTATTGGACCTTTTAATTATAATGATGTAGTTGGTTCATGGAATGCATATCCTGAAAACGCATCCCTAACGGCCGGGACAGCAGATGGAGACCTATTATTTCCACTGATAGATCACGGGAACACGTATGATGATGCTGGCAATCCTGAGCAAGGCATGATTAAGATAGCTGGTTCTGATAGATTTACTCAGTCGTCTAATTCTTTATCTTTAGATAGACTTAAGCCAATGGTTCGTGCTAAAAGAGTATGGGATCAAATCTTTGAAGATAGTGGATATACTTATACCTCAACATTTCTAAATTCTGACTTATTTCATCAGATGTACATATCTGCTTTTGGTAATGAAGAAAAGGTTGGAGCTGACGTTGGACAAATTACAACAACTATCTTTGAATCATCTAACCCTACTAACGGGGAGAATGATGTACAAGCTTTTATGTTTAATGATAATGTTGCAAGTAATGTAGGAGGATACTTTAATGTAGGTTCTTCTGATGTAGGACCAGGTGGAACAGGATCTTATTTTATTGCACCAGGTACCGCAACGATTGCAGGTAATTACTATCTAATGGAAATCTCTGCTGAGGTTGATGCTCAGTTTGAAAACTCTGATTATACTTTTACAATGATTCCTTCAGCAGTTCAGCTTTGTGTTGTAAGTTCTATTGGAGGACCTATTACACAGACAATTGCTACAGGTAACTTTACTGGTAATATGAACACTAGTGTACTTAATTATGATTCTCGTAATGGAGGTTACCAAATCCAAGCAGGTGATATCTTACAAGTCTTTATAACTCCTTCTGGTACTTACGACATATCAATGGTTGATAATACTTATTGGGACTGTACTGCTGCTCCTGGTGATTACTATGCACCTGCAGATTTTGATTGTGAGTATCGTCAAATAGATTTTATTAAGGATGTACTTACAATGTTTAGGTTAGTGCTACAGCCTGACAAAAACAAACCAAATAACTTTATCATAGAACCTTGGCAAGATTTTATAGGAAGTGGAACTACATATGATTGGTCAGATAAACTTGTAAGAGAAAAAGATTTTATTAGTGAACCTTTATTTAATACACAGAGTGCAGAGATAGAGTACACAATGCAAGAAGATGAGGATTTAATTAATTCTTTCCATCAAGACAATACAAAGCATGCATACGGTTGGTTAAGGTTTAATAGCGGTAATGAATTACTTAAAGGTACAAGAGATGTAGAAGTCTTAGGGATTAGTCCAACACCAATAGATCAAATCAATCATGGAAGTAACGCACCTCATCCTTATCCTCAATGGGTATTACCAACTATAATAGAAGTAACAGGAGAAAACTTTGATAGGCTACCAATTAAAACAAATACAAGATTCTTATTTTATAACGGAGAACAAAACATAGCAGTTGCACAAGACGATTGGTATTTAGATAATGATACAGGAAATCCAGTACTTCAAACAACATGGCCTTTAGTTAGTCCTTATGAAAACTGGCCTGTGCAGCAAACTAGTTTAAATTTAAATTTCTTTAATGATACAAGATATTACATTAACCCAGATCCAGGTACAGGATACTATGATCAAGGCTCTACACTATTCGACGAGTATTGGAGCAGATATATTAGTTCTCTTTACAATAAGTTTAGTAGAAGGGTTACAGCTTATTTCGTTTTAAATAATGTTGACCTACAAGATTTAACTTTTGATGATTTAATATTTATTGACGGTAAGTACTATAGACCTGAAAAGATCATAGATGCTCAAATAGGAAATAGAACAGCAGTTAAGGTACAACTAATTACTTATAAAGATAAAAGACCTATATGGGTAGACGAACCTTTAACTGGTTTCTCTGTTGTTGTAAGTGATGGTGATTGTGCTGGTGAGCAAGGATCTATCCAAGTAACGACTAACGGTACTCCTAACTTTACATGGGAATTAGAAAATAGTGGACAAACAGGAACTTATGCTGCTCCTGCTGGTAATGCTCCTTATATCTTTACAATAGAAAATGTTCCGTTAGGTGTTGATCAACTTATCGTTACAGATAGTGTAGGTAGAGAAGCAACAGTAACAGTTAGTGTATCAGCAAGTACAGCAACTCCTGTAACAGCAACATGGGTTGTAACAGATGCAACAGTATGTATCCAACCTGGTTGTGATGGTGAAGCTGTTGTTACTCCGTCAGGTGGTACAGGACCTTATACGATTGCTTGGATAGACGGTAATACTTCTTTCTCTAGGACTGGTTTATGTGCAAATGATTATTACTTCTTTATTACAGATTCATTAGGATGTCAAAGTCAAACGTTTAATGCTAGCGTTTCTTGTGATACTCCAGAATTCGTTTATAGAGTTCAAGAACATTTAAATAATTGTACAGCTCTAGGACTTGCAGAGTACATTATTGATGCAGGAGCACAGTTACCTATAGGACAAACTCTAACACTAAATGAAATTCAAGGATGTTTTCAAATTATAGGTACAAGTAATTTAACTCCATCTTATACTGTAGATGCACTTAGTACTGATTGTGATCAATGTACTGGAGGATCATTCAATAGTTGGGAAATAGAAAACTGTGATAATCCAACAGATGTAAGATATTTAAATATTCCAGTACAATCGATATCTATAGGTCAAGCTGTTACAATCCAAGATCCAGGTAACACTGATTGTTATGAAGTAATTCAGCAGAGCTCAACTACAGGTGTATGGGATGTAGATCAAGTTTATAATGATTGTGCTGATTGTAACAGTTCAACACCAGGCTTCCAATATTACTGTGTATTCTGTGACGGACAAACTAGTCCTTATTACTTTAACTCTAATATTGTTTTAACACTAAACGGACCAGCATACGAAGTCTTAAACGGACCTTTTGCAGGTAGATGTGTAAAACCTGTGTTAGCAAATCCAGGAGCTACTACCTTTGGTGATATAGATACTTCAGTTTCATATACTGATTGTAATACTTGTTTAGCTATTACACAACCTACATGTCATAACATAGCAGTAACAAGTATTGGTGGAGCAACAGGCCAATACCAAAGAAACGGAGTAAGTTACTCATGGGCATTAAGAGGAGGAAGTACAACTGTATGTGCAGATCCATTTACAGTAATAGTTACAACAGGTACAGCATCAATAACAGATTTAGGAAGTAACTGTGCAACAAATGCAGATTGCTAAAATTCAATCTAAACATTAATTATATTTTATAGTATATGGCAGAGCAGGAAGTTAAAATAACATTCACGATTGACGGTATTGAAAAAGAAGTCAAATCTGTAGAAGAGTTACAGAAAGAGATGAATAAGCTGGGTAAAGAAACTAAAAAGGTTGCCCAGGAAAATACCATCCTAGCAAGAGGTAAGCAAGCCTTTAATGATATGAAGAGTAGCATTAAGGGAGTCACTGCAGGCTTTAAAGGTCTGAAAGGTGCAATTGCTGCTACAGGTATTGGTGCTCTATTAATTGCAATTACAGCTTTAGTATCTTATTTTAAAAATAGTGAAGAAGGAAGTCGTAAGTTAGCAATTGCGATGGAAGCCTTAGGAATCGTTACTGGTAAGATAATGGATTTCTTTAGTAATTTAGGTCAGATGATATTCTGGGCGTTTACTAATCCTAAGGAGGCGTTAATGAACTTTGTAGATCTTATAAAGGAAAACCTTATTAATAGATTTGAAGGCTTATTAGAACTCATACCACAATTAGGTAAAGCAATCAATGCACTGTTTAAAGGTAACTTTAGTGAGGCGGGGAAAATTGCAGCAGATGCAGTTGGTAAAGTAGTTTTAGGAGTTGAGGATGTTACTGATAAAGTTGCTGATGCTACACAAGAAGTAATTAAATTTGGTAAGACCGTTGTTGCAGAAGTTAAAGAAGCTGTTGATGTTGCTACCTTATTAGTTGACCAGTTCAGAGCGATAAGAAATGCTCAACAAGCTCTAATTGTAGATAATGCTAATCTTAATAAAGAATTAGAAACTCAACAGAAAATTGCTGAGGATACAACAAGAGCATACGATGAAAGAAAAGAAGCTTTAGAAAAAGTTGGAGAAGCTCAAATAAAACTAGCAGAGAATCTTGCAAACCAAGCTAAGTTAGAAGAACAAAACTTACGCTTACAAATTAGTCAAGAATCTAATTATGAAAAGAGAGAAGAATTAGAAACTAGTTTAGCAGAAGCAATAGCAACACGTATTGACGCTGAGACTGCATTAGAGACAAGAAGGTTAGATGCCGCTAGGATTACCGTTGAATTAGAAAGAGAAGAGCTAGAGAGAAAACAAGCTATTAGAGATAAGCTTAAAGAAATGGAGCTCGAGGATATTGAAAATGAATTCGTAAAAGCTCAAGAAGAGTTAGCTGCCGCACAACAAAGAGACCTAGAAGAATTAGAAAGACTAAAAGCTACTGAGGAAGAAAAGCAAAAGGTTAAAGAATTCTATGCTGGTAAAAGCGATAAGCTAAAAAAGGAACAAGCTCTATTTGAAGAAAATTTACAAAAACAAGTTACTGAAGCAAACCTACAAGTTGCAAGTGGAGCTCTAAGTGCTCTATCTAATTTAGTTGGACAAAATACTGCTGCAGGTAAAGCTGCCGCAATTGCTAGTACTACAATAGATACTTACTTATCTGCTCAAAAGGCGTATGCTTCACAGTTACTTCCTGGAGATCCTTCCAGTCCAATACGTGCTGCTATTGCCGCAGGTGTTGCTGTAGCTGGTGGTATTGCTAATGTTGCTGCAATTATAAAAACTCCAACACCAGGTACAGGTGGAGGTGGAGGTGGAGGTAGTGTACCAACTGCTCCAACGATTCCAGCATTTGATCCAAGTGTAGCTTTAGAAGCAGGAGCTGGTGCAGAAGGAGATTTAAATTCAGAAGTTACTCTAGAACAATCACAAGGTAGTACAGGTGGAGTAATACGTGCATATGTTGTATCTGATGAAATGACAAGTCAGCAAGAAGCAGATGCTAAAATTAATGACCTAGCAAGATTATAAAGATATGAAGAAAATAGTAGAACTTTTAATAGATTGGGAAAACCTTGAGTTTGAGGACTTAGGAGTTGATGTAATGTCAATCGTTGATAAACCAGCAATCGGTGTAAACTTTTTAAAATTTGCACATGAGCAATTTGTAGAACCCACACCCGGTGAGAGTGAAGATGAATTCGTAAGCAGATGTATTCCTGTCCTAAAAGGAGAAGGTTACGCAGATGACCAAGCAGCAGCAATATGTTATGCAAGTTATAGTACCGAAGAAGGGCTAGTTGAGGTAGAACAAAAATTTGAAACTTATAACGATTATCCTAAAGCAGCAAGAGAAAACGCACAGAGAGCAATTGATTATGCAGAGAAAGAAGGTTGGGGATCATGTGGAACAGCAGTTGGTAAAGCTAGAGCAAACCAATTAGCAAAAGGAGAAAACATAAGTGAAGAAACGATTGCAAGGATGGCTGCATTTGAACGCCATCGTAAAAATCAAAAACCATACGGAGAAGGATGTGGTAAACTGATGTGGGATTCATGGGGTGGAGACGAAGGAGTAGCATGGGCTCAAAGAAAACTAAAATCTATAAAACAAGAAAAGATGGAAGAAGCAGTTCTACGTCTTGCAAACAAATATGGCCAATCTTTAGGTGGAGATGATATTGTTTATATAGATACTACGAAAACTGACTTTGTAAATGTTGGAGATTACTTAAAAGGTATAATTGGATTAGATATTTTAGGTAAAAAAGGATTAGATGACGAACCAGAAATTAAATATCGTTATACAGGCCCGATAAGCAGTGATTCTAGGAACTTCTGCCGTGCAATGGTACGTTTAAATAAAGTTTACACTAGAGAAGAGATAAATGATATGGATACGTCTATAAACACTGGGTTTAGACATGACGGACAACCCTATTCTATATTTCAATTTAAAGGTGGTGTAAACTGTAAGCACTACTGGGAAGAATTAGAAGTTTACAAAGAAGGAAGATCAACGGTTGTTATGAGTAGAGGTCGAGCAAGTGGTGATGCAGGTCGAGTTGCCTCTGCAAGTAACAACTATTGGAGATATCCTGGATCTTTTAACCAATTTGCTTTTAGCGAAGACGATGAAAGAATAGTCGTAGGACCTTCTATGATACCAGATCAATTAATACTTCGTAAAGATGAAAACGGTATGCCATTTCACGTATTCTTTAGTAAAGACACTGTAAAAAAGATTGCAGAGAAGTTTTTTGAATATAATAAACAGAATAACACCGATATAAACCACGATGACGATATTACTACTAACAATACTCTCTTGGAGAGCTGGATTGTTGATAATCCTGAGATGGACAAAGCAAAATCTCTAGGTTTTAATGTACCACAAGGTACTTGGATGACAAGTTATAAAATAAATGACGAGGAAACTTGGAATAAAATAAAAGATGGAGAGCTAAACGGTTATAGTATAGCAGGAAACTTTATAGAAAAAGCAACTAAAAGATCATGACAAACGAATTAAAAGATTCAATCGCAGTAAGTTCTACTATTGCAGGAGGAGGATTAGCAGTAATGGGACTAAACGAATGGCTTACACTAGCTTTATTAGTAACAGGTATTGTTTTAAACATTGTTAGAATAGTCGAAATGAGGAAGTCTAAGAAGAATAAAGACGACTAATACACTTTTGTCAATTTAACACCAATATATATTTCAAATTGTCTGGATACACTAGACAAGTTATAACTAAAAAACACTTTATAAACATGACAGTAAATGATGCAATTTCAAAGCTGCGAGTAATGCTCGGAGCTCCGACTGACACTGTTGTTAAAATGGAAGAAGAGGTTATAAAGGAAGAAACTAAAATCAAAATGGCAGAAGCTACGTTGGTTGATGGTACTGAGGTTTACGCTGAAGGCGAAATACAAGCAGGAGCAATTCTGTATGTAAGAGCTGGAGAAGGAGCCTCTGAAGATCCTTTTGCACCTGCTGGAAAACATGAAACAACTAGTGGTATGCTAATCACTGTAGGAGAAAGTGGTGAAATCACAAATGTAGAAGATAAAGGTTCCGAGGAAACAACTCGTGAAGCTGAAGATACATTTGAGGAAGAAGTTATTAAGGAAGAAGAAATCAAAAAAGATTTTGACGCCGAAGAACTTTTAACTAAACTGATGGATGCACTTAAACCTTACACTGAAGAAGTAAAAGAAATGAAGGAAAAGTTAACTATTCTTTCAGAAAGATTTGAGTCTGTGGCTGATGAGCCTGCAGGAAAAAAGGTACGTAACACCTTCTCTGAAAATTTACAAAACAAACAAACAAACGCAGAAGCGAGATTATCAAGATTAATTGAAATCCGTCAAGCAAAAAAGTAACCCTAAAAAAACAATAAAAATTATGGCTTTTGATTTAACAGCGTTAACGGCTTACACGGATGAAACTTCATTGGACCTTATTGCTAAGGCGGTATTGAATACTGACCTTATGGAATATGTAGACATAAGAAGTGGATTGAGTGCAGGTACGGTAGCAATCAATTTAATGGATGGTGACTTAAATGTTGCTGACTTAGCTTGTGGATGGAATCCTTCAGGCGATGTAGCTTTTTCTCAGGTAGATATTACTATCAGAGACAAGCAAGTAAAAATGGACTTATGTCCAGAAGATCTTAGATCTTACTGGTTATCACAGAGAATGTCTGCTGGTGCTAACCAAGAATCAGTACCTTTCGAGGAAGTAATTGCTGATTACTATGTAAAAAGAATTTCTAAGTACAACGAAGCTTATCTTATCGATGGCGACGGAACAGGAACAGGTATTAAAGACCAAGTAACATCTGCAAACGGTGCAACTTTATCTGCTAACCCACTTGCATGGACTTTAACAAATGCTGTAGAGCAAGCGTTAAAT